TATCCCAAGCGTGGCAGAATAGTTTCTGACCCAACCACGATCAGAGAGACGATAGCCCCTGCACTTGAGGAGTGGCTTCCAAAGGACAAGTACATGACGCTTAACAAGGGAAAGAATTATCCTGCGAGTTGGATGACAGAAACGGGTTGGGAGTTTGATTTAATGACTTATGACCAGGACCCGAAGGAGTTTGAGTCTAGCACATTAGGTTTTTGTTTAGAAGAGAACACAAGAATTCTTTTAGCCAATGGTGTATGGAGGAAGATAAAAGACATAAAGGTGGGTGACAAAGTAATAAGTTTTGGAAGTGGCAGATACACAGGCAAGAAACAGCCGCGAAAGCAGGTTGTGGACGAAGTGACGAATCATATTTACATGGGCAGAAAGCCAGTTTACAGAATGAAGGGGTCTAAAGGGTTTTATGTAGACGCGACATTGGATCACAAGTTTTTCGTAAGCGGCAAGGGCTGGCTTCCTCTTGAGGAGACAGAGTTAGGAGACAGGGTTGTAACCAAGGAGTATGACGTAGAGGGAGAGGAGACGATTTCTTTAGACGAAGCGTTCTTGTTGGGCGCATGGACAGGGGACGGGTGGTTTAACAAGAGTATATTCTTTTCATGTGCGAACGAGGAGTTTTTAGAAGAGTTTTCAGGCAAGGTGGAAAGAGTTACTCACAGGAAAAAGTACGATTATCGCATAGTGGCTCCTGAGTTTAGGGAGTTATTAGTTTCTAGTGGGTTATCTATAAGAAAGGCGCATAACAAATTTATTCCAGAGTTTATATTTAAGTCAAAGCCTGAAGTGGTTGTAGAGTTTCTCAAAGGACTTTACGCGGCGGACGGGTGGTTTTCAAGTGGAACGATAGGTTACGCTTCTACTTCCAAGGAGTTGGCTCAAGACTTACAATTACTTCTTCGCAGGTTTAACATAAGTGCGGGTGTGTATTTTAAGAAGAGTCAGAAGGAGGGTGTTTGGAGAGATCAGTGGTTTGTTTTGATTAATCGTGCAGCGGACGTTTTAAGTTTTTGTGACAGGGTTAGAGTTTTTTCTAAAAGAGAAGCGCAAGAAGAGATTTATCAGACTGCGTTAAACAGGAGGGCTTCTAGGGCAAAGACTGCGGAGAAAATGGTTGAGGTAAAAAGGGAGTATGATCCAAGGAGAAAAAGGAATACTCGTAAAACGAGGAAATTAGTTACAATAAAGAGTATAGAGGAAATAGGGGTAAGGGATGTTTATGACATTTCGGTTGAAAAGAATCAGAACTTTTTAGCCAATGGCATATTGACACACAACTGCTTCTTTGACGAGCCGCCTCCAGAGAACATTTACAAAGCTTCTATTGCCAGATTAAGAAAGGGCGGTATTTGTGGAATTTTTGCAACGCCCCTTATGGGCAGTGCGTGGTTATACGACGAAATCGTGGCTAATCCCCAAGCAGAAAAGCAGTATAGATTCTTCATGGAAGCGGAGGTTGAGGACGCTTGCAAGATACACGGCGTTCGTGGCTTTTTGGACCACGAGCAGATAGAGAAGATGGTTGCGCAGTACAAGGACGAGGACATGGTGTCTCGTGTATTTGGAAAGTTTCAGCACTTGGTTGGACTTATATTTAAGGAGTTTGACAAAGAGGTACATGTATTCAAGCCGTTTGATTTAAACAGTAATGATTATTGTGTTTACATGAGTTGGGACACACACCCAAGAGAGCCAGAGGCGATAGTATGGGTTGCGGTGGACAGAAAGGGGCGCAAGTATGTTGTGGACCACTTATGGTCTGACGCGCCCACACCAGAGTTAGTGGCCAGGGTTAAGGCAATAGACGCCAAGTACCGAGTCGTGAGACGATTTTTAGACCCGTCTGGCTTCATAGAGGACAAGAGAACGGGCGATAGTTTTGCCAACAGGTTAGCCAGAGAGTTTGGACTTAGTTTTGAACCAGGTAGTAAACGAAGAACAGACGCGATACGTGCTATGCAGGACGCGTTTCATTATGAGATAGCTGGTGGAGAAATGTTAGTCAAGCCAGATCTATTGGTTAGTGAGACTTGTGACAGGGTAATTTGGGAGATATTGCATTGGCAGTGGCAAGAGTATAATGGAAAGACGGCTGACAAGCGTGGTAAGAATCCACGACCAGAGGACAAGAACGACCACTTCATTGAGGCGATAGGGCGTGTATTATTGGCCAATCCTGTATTTGTAGAGAAGCAACTTGACATGGGTCACGGAAGTAGCTTCGTTGATAATATTAATGAGGACCCATTTAATTAGGTATAATATAAATATGAAAAAGGTACAACCTATTACAAAGGTCGCAGTAATACTTACTCCACAGGAAGCGGTGGTTATTAAGAAGCTTCGTGAGTTTGACTTTGGCGAGCTAACAATTAAAAAGAGGGAGGGCAAGCCTTATCAGGTATTGGCTTCACAATCTACGCTAGTGCGCTATGAAGAGGGGTTGGAGTTGGAGGAGTCTTTAGCGATACCAGGGGACAGTGACTTGGCCAACAAGGAAATCATTTCTCTGGACGACATAGCTAAATTATTCACAAAAGAAAATGGCAAAGAAAAAGAAAAATAAGAAAGAGAAGAAAATTGATTTAAGCACAGAGCAGAAAAAGAAGTTAAAGGCCCAAGTTCAAAAGGAGTACAAAACGGCCAAGGATTGGATAATGCCTTTTTATCAGAAGAGTTACAAGAACTTAAAACTTTACCTTAACGAAAAAAGAGACGACGACAAGGTAGGGGACCCAATATTGTATACAGTTATGAACACGATACACGCCAGTATGTATTCAGACATACCTGCGGTTAAGTTTCGTGGCAGGACTATAGAAGATATTGACACAGAGTTTGGACTCAATCTTTTAGTAGACTATGATTACGACGACATGGAAAAGGACCAATTGGACATGGACTGGTTATGGGACGCATGTTTCTTTGGGTACGGAATAGTAGAAATGACCTATTTTGACAGAGCCAGAAAGATACCTTCTCCACGACTGGTGGACCCATTTTGTTTCTTATACGCGCCAGACACGGGTGGCGAGTTAGACTCTGCTGCTTATTGTGGTGAGGAGTTGCAACTTACAAGGCGTGAAATGAAGGACGCGGGTGTTTACATATTTGAAGAGGACGACGTAGTAGAGGGGAGTAGTTTTAACGATCTTCCTGAAATGGCCAGTAAAGCTAGGACAGAAAGTCAGGGCAAGGCCGACCAGAGTGTTGGTAGTGATACAGACGAAAGTACAGACAATAGTAAAGTGCATTTAGTAGAATGGCGCACATGGTTTGAAGGTAAGAGAGTATTGGTAGCATTGGCCAATGATTTAGACAAAATAGTAAGGTATAAGGAATTAGACTTTCAAAACACATGGGGATACGTAGAAAAGAAAATCAGTAGGACTGCACACCAGTTTAAGGGCGCTAGTATTCCTGACATGGTAGGAGACAAGCAGAGAATGAGGAGCGAGATTATCAACTTGGCTGCTACAATGGTAAAGGGACAGCAGTATCCACACTATATATACAACAACAATCTTATAAGAAACCGAGCAGACCTACGCTTTGGCTTTAACAAGTTTACAGGAGTGCCAGGCAATCCACGAGACGTGGTTGTTCCAATGAATCAGTACACACCTAACATGGCATTTACCAATTACATTTTGCAATATTTAGACGCCGCAGCACAGCGTGCAACGGCAAGTGCAGAAATGCAACAGGGTGTATTAGCAGGACAAGAGAGAACGTTGGGAGAATTAAATCTTGTAGCACAAAAGGCCGACACTAGGTATGCACTTATGATGAAGACATTAATGATGGGTGAAAAGAGATTCTGGCAACAGTGGTATGCCATGTACAAAAAGCACTTCAAGGACGGACTGGACGAGAAGGTGTTAAGACTAACTGGCGATTTAGACCAGCAGTTTTACACGCTTACTAGAACCGAAATTATTAGCGACAGTGATGTTGACCCAGACGTAGAGGTAGTATCAACAGTAATAGAAGAAGCCAAGACTCAAAAGGAATTGGGCAAGTATGTACAGCTTATGAACGCAGTAGCCACAAGTCCTGATGTTGACAGAAGGACGTTGGTTAGACAGTTTGCACAGGTTGCGGGTATTAGTGACAGTGAGATAGACGCAATATTCCCACCAACAGTAGACGAATTAACAGCCGAAATGCAAAATGTTGTGTTTGGTGAAATTGCCAGTGGTAAGAAGTTACCACCTCCAGAGGTATTAACTTCTGACAATCATATGGTTCACATGAGGATTCACAGAAAGGCCGACCCAACACCAGCGAGAAATGTTCACATGAGAGCGCATTTGAAAGCTATGGTAGAATTAAAGAAGAACCCAGATTTAGATCCAAGGGCAATGGCCGAGGCAGGTGGCGAAGGCGGATTACAACCAGGAGAAGAGGGCGGACTTAACAGTGTAGGATTCCAGCCTAAAAGGGCTGCAGAAAAGGCGACTGGTCCAGTGAGTCCAGCGCAAGAAGCTAAATTAAATAACGAACAAGCATATGGCTACAATGCAGGAGCTTAAAGAAAAAGTAGAAGAATCTTTAACTAAGAGGATTGAAAGTGTTGAAATGTCTGAGGAAGAAGGAATAGAGTTAGACATAATGACACTAGACCAACACCCTGGCTGGAAAGCTGTAGAAAAGGAATTGAAAAAGGAAAGGGACGGGTTAGAGTCTGAGCTATTTGATATTAACAACGATTTGACTAAAGACCAGATACAAGAAAAGAGAATTAAAAGATATTACTTAGATTATTTGATTAACTTACCAAAGACCAAGTCCGAATTATTTAGATCGCGTAAGCTTTCAAAAGAGGGAAACACCCTCGTTGAAGATATATAAATTATTATTATGGTAAAACCATGGATGAGGAAAAGAATGTAACTGCTCCCGAAGGGCAGGAAGAAGAGGTCGTTAGTACCGACGATTCAGAAGCTTCGGAAGATATAAGGCTATTTGAAGAAGAAGAGGCCGCGGAGAGTAAACCCACAGAAGAAAAGTCAGAGGTAGAGTCAGTAGACGTTAAGAGGGTTGAGGAATCTATTAACGAAGTTAGGCGAGAGCAGAGAATTTCTGACTTTTTAAATGACCCAAAGAACGAAGACTACAAAGAATTTTCAGGAAAGATTCGTGAATTAGCTAAGAAGCCACAGGCCAAGGGACTCACAGTTGAGGCGTTGGCTAACATGGTAGTTCCAAAAGACTACTGGCTTAAAAAAGGTGCGCAGTTGGCTAGTGAAGCACAAAAAGAAAGCTCCGAAAGTTATTCAGGAGGTCGTTCTAACCGAGATGTTAGTAGTGGTGCAAACAATTCAGGGTTACCAGACCCAGCAGGTTTAAGTTCCAAGGACTTTGAGAAGCAAGCATGGGACATTGCGAGGGGTTTACAACCCTAAAGAATGTGTTATGATTAATTAGATACCAAGTTCGAGGGAAATACCCAGGCAAGAGTGTTGTTTATTAAACGCACTTTAGCTTGGGTATTTATTTATATAATTTTTTTATTCATATGGAAGATGGAAACAATATCCGCAATTCCACATGCAGTTAACAACTGGTATGACCGAATGTTACTAGAGAGACTAACACCTCTTCTAGTTCATGATAGGTTTGCTCAAATAAGAGACATTCCTAAGAACAATACCAATGTTGTTAAGTTTAGAAGGTATAACTCATTATCTGCTAACACAACTGCATTGACCGAGGGTGAGACTCCAACAGGAACCTCACTAAGTATTACTGACGTAACCGCAACTGTTCAACAGTATGGTGATTATGTCACAATTTCTGATTACCTCCAGTTAACAACTCTGGATCCAATTCTTTTGGAAACAGCAGCTGTATTAGGAGAGCAGGCAGGACTTTCTTTGGACAACATAACCAGAGACGTCATAAATGCAGGTACATCAGTAGCATACTCAGGCACAAGTAACACCGCAAGAGACGAGGTTGCCGCAGGAGATGTAATAGACGCTGGCGACGTAGAGGCAGCCGTTTTAGCACTTAAAAATGCAAACGTTAAAAAGATAACCAAGATGGTAGCTCCAAACGCAGGCTACGAGACAAGACCTATTAACTCAAGTTATGTAGGTATTGCTCACCCTGAGATTGCTGCAACTATTAAGGGCTTTACAGGTTTCGTACCTATAGAGAAATACGCTAGCCAGGCAGACGTAATGCCAGGAGAGTTTGGTTCTTACTTTGAAGTAAGGTTTATAGAAACTTCAAACGCGAAAGTATTTGAAGACGCTGGTACTTCAAGTGTAGACATTTACTCAACACTAATAATGGGAGATGGTGCTTATGGCGTAACCAGAATTTCTGGTGAGTCACTAAAGAACATAATTAAACCTTTAGGTAGTGCTGGAACTTCAGACCCATTGAATCAGAGAGCAACTTCAGGTTGGAAAGCAACCAAAGTCGCTAAGATTCTTAACGAGGACTGTATTTACAGAATTGAGAGTGCAAAAGTTTAAGACTTTCTTCTTACGAGTGGTGGGCGTAACCCACTACTTTTAGGGTTATAGGCGAACCAATGGTTTTAAAAAACCCAAAAACTAATTTTATTAAGGCAATATTATGTCTTATTCAGGAAAAGATGTGTTGTATAATGCCAACCTAAAGGAGATAATCAACGACGTTATTGGTCAAATAAACAATAACGGAGGTGTTTCTATTGTTGGTTCTCCAGCATTATCAATAGGTACAAGTTCCGCAGCTAAAATTAAAAACGGGGCTTTTACAGTAATTAGAGACGGGGTAGTAAGTACTATAGCCAGTACAGAAACAGCTTTCACAGCCACTGCCCACGACATAGTAGACGGTAGTGAAGCTATTTTCTTGGTTTACTTAGACGCAGATAATACTATTACCTTACTTAAGGGAGGCTCAGTAGTAACAGCAACCCCTTCAGTAGCAGTATGCCCAGACACTCCAAGCGGTGGGCTAAAGATTGGTGAGGTATTGGTAGCCACAGCTGGAGCAGCTTTTGACGCTTCTACTACGCTTTTAAGTGCAGCCGAGGTTACAGGCACTTACACTAGCAAAACAGATGTTCCTATAGACTTTGATGACTACGAGGCAAAACACTGGTTACACCAGCAAAACCTTGAAGACTTGTTAAAGGACTTAATAGACATTGTTCAAAACGACGGCGAAGCAAGACTTGTAAGTAATCCAAACTTAGCAATAGGAACTTCAAGTGCGGCTAAAATAAAGCACGACGAGTTTTATGTCGTAGAGGACGGAGTATTTAGTACTATAGCAACAGGTGAAGTAGCCTTTACAGCAACTACAGACGATTTGGTTGACGGTACTGGTGCTGTTTATAACATATATCTTGACGGTACGACTGTTAAGATACTTAAAGGAACAGCAACAAGTGGTGGAACTGGTGCAGTATGCCCAGCGACTCCAGCAGGGAAGCTTAAGCTTGGAGAAGCAAAGTTGGTAACAGCAGGTGCAGCCTTTGACGCTACTACAACCGAGTTAAGTGCAGCTACAGTAACTGACACCTATACGAATAAGACAGACGAAGTAGCAACAGACTTTGACATAAGAAGCTATGGACTGGAAGATTATAGGTTTAACAAGAGCTTCTACGAGTTGTTAGAAGACATAGCGGATAATATAAACTCTGTCAGTAATGACAAGGTTCTTGGCAATCCAACGTTAGCAATAGGTACTTCAAGTAATGCAAAGGTTAAGAGTAGTGCATTTGACGTTGTAAGAGACGGAGTAATTTCCACAATCTCAGCAGCAGAAACAGCATTTACAGCAACAACAGATGACTTAGCAAAAAATACAGGAGCAGTTTACAATGTGTACTTAGATGAAACTAACACTATTAAACTACTTAAAGGAACAGCTACAGCACTTGGAACAGGTGCAGTATGTCCAGCAACTCCTGCAGGTGGTATGAAGATAGGTGAGGTAAAGCTTGTAACAAGTGGTGCAGCATTTGACGCAACAACTACTTTGTTAGACGCAGCAACAGTGACTGATACTTATACAAATAAGATAGAAACATTAGAACTTGTTTCTTAAGATATTAGCAACTTTAAAGAGGGGGGGTAACTATATCCCCCTTTTTTGCTATAATTAAGAGTAGTTAAATTAATTATTTTTTTATAATGGGAAAAACTCCAAAAAAGATTACAGCCGACAACGTGAAAGAAGTTGCTGGCGCGGCCTCAACTAAGAAGGCCACAAAGGAAGAAATTGAGCTTCCTTACAAGTGTGAAGTGTGTGGGAAAAGATTTAAATCAGTTCAAGGAAGATCTGGACACATGAACACTCACAAGATAGAAACTGTTGATATGGAAGACGAAGAGAAGGAGGAGCCAGAAGAGTCTCCTAAAGAGTGGGTACTTAAATATGCAAGGAAACCAATAGTTAACCAGGAGGTTATAGACATATTATCAGACCAAGAAAAGGTTACTTTCGGAATACCAGAAGACCCAATGGACACTAGGTTAACTTATTCTGTGGGTATTAATGGACAGAAGTTTGATTACCCAGTAGGACAATACGTAGTGGTTCCAAGAAACATTGTTACTTTGATTAAAAACACCTATAAGGAGACAGAAACAGCTAAGAGAAGAAACCTTGTAGAAAGAAACAAAAAGGTGCAAGAGGCCTTAACATAAATTAAAAAGGTTTTAAAATGACAGCAGCAGAATTTAAGACTCGTTTTCACGATAGGTGTAGAACGAACGACACTATTTTCCCTGACGCTAAACTAACAGTC